TTTTCACCTTTATAATGCATCAAATGCATTTTGCCTGATTTTCCAGAAAATAACTTTTCATTTTCAGCTTTAGTTAATTTTTGTTGTTTTTCAAGTTTTGTTTTGATATCATTAAATGTTTTAGGATCCACAGAAGTAGTTTTCTCAACATACCCTCTTCGTCCAGTCAGAACATCAAACTCAATTGGATTTCCGGATAAAGGATTTGTCATAACACGATTAATATTCCTTTGGTCTTTTATAAGTCTATCTTGGCTTGCATTAGTTATTAGCCCTGCACATGAACCTTGATTAAATAAAAATATGTTCATATCCGATACATCCATGTAATTTATATTTACTTTTATATTCTTAGTTGAAGTAGCAAGTACTCCTTTTAACTTTCTTAAAGGGGTATTTGGATAGGTTCCGCTTAAATTTTCTTCATGTGTAAGAGTATGTGCGGCTTGGGTTCGTGGAATATCTTCAAAAGATCCATTTATATTTCCATGAGCTGATACAAATAATGAAATTCCCAAAATAGTTCCGGGGGCAGCGTGTTGATATTCTAGTGGTGTCGGAAATATATGTTCATTTTGTTTGGCAAGAAACACGGGATATAATTGTCTAGCAAGGCTTTTATTTATTTCTGATTTAATATTTAATAAAGGTAAACTTTCTATAAAATCTGCCGGCACTATGGTCCCTTTCTCAAGTTTGACAACTGGTTCTGGTTTCGTATAACCACTTAAGTCTGGTTCTAAAAATAAATCTAAAAAATCTGTTTTTAATTCTGATTCTTCATTCATTATTTCATCTTCAGTCATTGTTTCTGACCTAGGTCTTTTAGCCGCACTTTCATCTATGCTTTCAACCACATCAATAGGTCTTTTTCGTGTTTTTACTTTTGGCGTTTTACCCATAAATTAATATAATATTATAATTTTATATACGCTTTCTCTGCGCTTGATAGGCTGACGAAGTTGTTCCCACACTTCCTAATGCACTGTGGGGACGATAAAAAAAGTTGGTTGGATTGTTATATGTAAAACACATGCACTTGTTTGCTTTTAATTCGGCAATAATAGATGGGCGATTATAGTATAAACTGCTAAAATAGACGGCGCGCGTAACAGGTTGCAATGGTTGAGCAGGGGCGTCATAGGCGGGCATTTAGTATATCAATATATTTTTTTTACCATCCTCCACAATTACAAGATGCACTATTTTGTAATCTTCCGAGCATTCTGTTTGGCCCAGGACGTATCAGCAAAGGTCTAGGTCGCACAGGGCGCACAAATCGTTGAACTGGGCGGATAGGAAACATATTATATGTTTTTAAAATATTCTTCGGCGCCTTCAAAAGGATTTATAAGTTCTGCTTTTACTATATCGCTCTTTTTAACAATATCCATCTTGTCTGTTTTATTTCCATGCATGTCTAAATAGTCTATTATATAATGACCGTCAACCACACTTTCAATTTTAGCATATTTTTTGCACTTTTTAACCATGACGGTTTCTCCTACACATTCCTGACAAGGCTGACAAGGCTTGCACGGTTCGCACGGTTCGGGAGAAGGCTCTGGCGGCAACACACATTGAGTTTTTAATGCGTCTCCTGGACATTTACAGGAAGAAATAATATTTGTTTTATAATACTTTCCACCGTAAATTGGATATGCTTGGTTAAACGGAAGTGGTAATCCACATGTCAAAATTTTGGTGATTTCGGGTGAAATATAACCCCTCTTTAACACAGACCTTCCTTTAAGGCGATTCAAATATCTATCGTAAGAATTAAATTTGATATCACACCCCACGCCTCCAGGCGCACATGCCCCAGGGCGAGCACGAGTTAATGTCTGTTTTGTACTATTTCCGCGTGAAGGAACATTGGCTATTTGAATATGTGGATATGCTCGGTCGCTTTGTTGGTTCCAAACACCTTTGACATTTTGCTCGCATGCAGACAAACTTGATTTATTCATCATATATTCAGATGCGGGAACACGGCAACTATTCCATATACGCTGTTGATTTTGATAATTTAATACTGGATTATTTAATACGGGAAAAATACACGTATCGCACATAATTAAATGTATTATTAAAAAATTGAAAAATAATCTTTTAATATATGAATAAAAAAATGGACATTGTTTGTCATATCTGCGCCAGAAAGTATATTAACCGGGCTTCTTATGAAAAACATCGCGATAAATGCAGAGAACCAACGACACACGAACTTTTAAGAATGATTCAAGCTTTGACAAAACGTGTGGCAGAGCTTGAAAAGCAAACCGACTTTGAGATACCAGATATTACGTTTCAAGAATTTTTGAATGCCAAGGATTTTCCAGTAGATGAAGTAAATATGGAAGAAAAGGCGAGCGTTATTTACCTAGAAGCTCTTCGCAAAATACTACATGGAACCGAGTGCGTAAAAGTCGCTAAAAAGACGTTTGTGTATGAAGAAGGTGGGTGGGTCAAGCTAAAAGATGTTTCCCCTGTTTATATAGAAACAATGGTACGTTCTATACAAACTAAATTACTGACAAAATTACCCCAAGATGAAAATTATTTTAAAAACATGACCAAATTAACAAGCATTGATATTAAAAAATGGACAAAAGACAATTTGTCTAAAATTTAGTTTTTAAACGAAATAATGAATTTGATGTATTTACTCTCACGGAATTGCCATTGGTAGCAGAAATTAAAAGTTTTCGTTTTTCCATTTGCTCTAATTGCCATTTCCTTCTTTCAAATGCCTTGTTTCGCACAAAAGAAATATATTCTTCTTTTGTTTTAGGTTTCACCGGCTCTGGCTTTTCTGTTTTAAAATATTTATTGTAAATATAACTCTGTTCTGGTTGCGGGATTTTTGGTATGTTTACCTCCTTGCTGACTATTTCTTTTTTGTATAAATTTCCATTAAAATATGACAGGTTCATTTTGGCAAGCATAGTGTCATAAAGATTTTCCATATATTTTATTTTTATTTTTTTATATCTCCAAAACACTTTAGAATTCTAGAGTTGAAATTTTCTTTTCCGTTTAAATAATCTATTTCGGCAAAATGCCTTTAATAAATATTTACTGGGCGCATCCACACTGGTTGTAATATATTCAAACCACTTCCACATTTTTAAGACTTGATATAAATAACAAAAAGTTTCAATTTTTTACATAAAAGTATGAAGGGTTATGTAATATGGAAAGGTCAAGAGATGCAACTAAGAGATTTTTCACATATAAGCAGATTGCGAAAACGAAAATCACAAAAATCTCGGAAAAAAGTAAAAAAGTAATATATGTATGCTTCAGCTTCTTCTACGGTTTTTACTTCTGTAAACGGACATTCAAAAGCAATTAAAAAACACGCGACTGACATCAATGGAAAAGTAAAAGGCGATGAAACAATTATTACAAATGATAAAGGAAAAGTAAAAAAAATATATAAAAAATTAAATAAAAAAGATATCGGGAGGCTTTTACTGACGCGTTCCAAAAAGAAGTCAACCATGGAACGATTAATAAACCGGTTTCTTCCATATGGCCCAAAATCAAGAAAAAATAAAAATCTTTTATAGTATTATAAATGCACATTCTTTTGTTTTTGTATATTTTCATCATTGCGTACGCTTTTTCTCCGGGTGTTCTCATGCCCATCCCACGGAAGTATAAGCTGAAACATGTAGCGGCCGTTCATGCTGTAATCATTGCCTTGATTTTGGTGATTACAATGAATGCCGTTATGCGCCATGCTTCGCGAATGCGTTAAGGTAATTTTGATTTAATATTTTTTTTAATTATGGCTTTCCGACAATTTGGTGGGATAGAGTACAATAAAAAAAATAACTATGTTTCTTCCAACACGAACAATAATATGAACATTAATGCGTCTGAATTTGTGGGACAATTGAATACAAAGATTGTTTCAAGGAGTCATTGGGATTTTGATGCCCAAACATTGTTTAATGTAGGAAATGTTATTTTTGCCAATGGCGAAGATCTGCAACAATTGCTTGCGAGCATTGACCTAAGTAATCAAGCTGCATTGAATGCTATTTTTGCAGCACAAAATACATGGACAGGAATGAATACTTTTGCAAATCAAACAAATATATTATATGCAAATATGACCACAGCCACACTTGCAAACGTTGATATAACGGCTGGAGATTATTCAGTTGTAAATGTGGGTTATATGCAAAATAATGTAGTTACTTCCATAACAGCAGGGGTTGGCATTGAATCTAATTCAGTTGGAAATGTCACTATTGCAAATACGGGAGTTACTTCTAACATTGCTGGAACAGGGATAAGTATTGATAACTCAACAGGTGATTCCACTATTAATAATACGGGAGTTACTTCTAACATTGCTGGAACAGGAATAAGTATTGATAACTCAACAGGTGATTCCACTATTAATAATACGGGAGTTACTTCTAACATTGCTGGAACAGGAATAAGTATTGATAACTCAACAGGTGATTCCACTATTAATAATACGGGAGTTACTTCTAACATTGCTGGAACAGGAATAAGTATTGATAACTCAACAGGCGATTCCACTATTAATAATACGGGAGTTACTTCTAACATTGCTGGAACAGGAATAAGTATTGATAACTCAACAGGCGATTCCACTATTTCTGTTTCTAGTACAGCAATATATTTTGTTGGACAAATTATTAGTTGTATTTCACAAACAGGTGTTCGAGCTGGATTTTTATTATGCGATGGCTCTTTTTATGCGGCATCCAGTTATCAAGACCTCTATAATATAATCGGTATTACATATGGAGGACAGTCATATGGTACTACTTATAATTTTGCTGTTCCAAAAATACAAGGGTCAATGCTTTTTGGAGCAGATTCTACATCTGGGATTGCAGAATATGATGGCAAAACTAGCGGAGGAGCTAGTACAATTACAGAAGTACCAACACATACTCATAATATAACTGACCCTGGGCATACACATACCGTAACTGAAGGAACTAACCAGTATACGTTAGAGAATAGTTTGCTCCCGCAAAATTTTACCGGAAATAGTAGTGGAAATAGTGCTTATACCACATCTAGTGGCGATTATCCAACAGTTACAATTGATTCGGCCAGCACTGGTATATCAGTCCTTGACACTGGTACTTCTGCCGTGTCTATAATAAACCCCTATTTAGCAGTATATTTTTATATTTATTCCGGTGTTACACAACCAATAACATCAGGAACATGTGTAATGTATGGTGCAGGGGGTGGAACTTTAAATTGGAGTTATCTAAATAATATATTAAGTTTTAATTTTAGTGGCAACGGCACATTTACGAATACAGATGGAGGCTCTTTTGAAGAAAGTCTTACTATATCTCCGCCAATACCATATACATTAAATGAAGATATTACAATACAATTGACATCCCCTAATCCATCTTCATTGGAATGTATAAGTACAAATATTATAAACACAACTATGACTTTTACTTTATTATTACCACCAAGTCCAGAAACAACATATCATTGTACATTTGATTTTTCATATTAAATTGAAATTTCCTCGCCCCTCTTTTCTCCATCAAAAATGCGAGATTCTCTCATCCAATTTGAAGAAAAAGGCCACAAATACAAGATACTTTCTGACCCCGATTCCGTATATACTAGTGTCACCGGGTGGGTGCACAGTCACTTTGAACCGTTTGATGCAGATGCCATTATAGATAAAATGATGGCATCCAAAAAATGGCCGAAATCCCCTTATTTCGGAAAAACCCGCGAAGAAATTAAAACACAATGGTCCACCAATGCCACTGCCGTTGCAGGCGAAGGAACCAAACTCCATCGTGACATTGAAACTTTTATGAACCTCGTCCCTTTTGGAAATACGCACGCCGACCTCCTCGCAAAATATCAGTCCGACCCCTCTGTCATCGCCAACGACTCTTTGGAATGGTCTTATTTCTTGAAATTCGTGAGTTCCACGCCGCATTTGGTTCCATACCGCACTGAATGGATCGTCTTTAATGAAGATATCAAGATTTCGGGGTCTATTGACATGGTTTATCAAAAATCCGACGGAACTCTGATGATTTATGACTGGAAACGATGTAAAGAAATAACGCAAAATGGGTGGTCAAAATTCGCCAAGACAGAAGGATTGGAACATATTCCCGATTCCAATTTTTGGCACTATTCGCTTCAGCTAAACATGTACAAGTATATTTTAGAAACAAAATATGAAAAAAAAGTCAGTAATATATGTCTTGTAAAATTGCATCCCGAGAATAAATCCAAAACATACGAGATTATTCCTCTCCCTGTTCTCAATTTAGGTGAATTATTTTAACATCTAAATATATGGTTGCATCAAAATCATTAAAAAAAATCAATAAACGTAAGAAAAATATTTCATTGAAAAAAAGATTGTCGGCAATTAGTCTGAAACGGATTAGTAATAGTGTTGTAAAAAGTCGCAATACTGTAAAAAGTCAATACAAATTGTCATTAAATAAAAACTTTTCTTATCGTTTTATGAATACCAGTGAATTACGTGTATGCAATTTACGAAAAGCATTCCGCAATGAAGAAAAATTAAAGTATAAGTTGGATAAATGTTATGATTATGACGACCCAAAGGTCCAAAACTATTTAACAGATAGATTAAAATCAGAATTTACAATTGAACACGTTTCTAACGTCATTGCTCCAAAACAAATTGACGGAAATTGCTGGTTTAATGCAATGTTTATGATGTTCTTCATAAGTGATAGAGGACGTATTTTTTTCCGTCATTTACGTCAATTAATGATAGAAGGGAGAACAGATAATACTAATATTAGTGATGTGCGATTGAAGAATGCATTTGCTCTACTGAACTTTATCGTAGAATGTTGTATAAATGGCAACAAGTTGGCAAAATCATTAAATACGAATAAAATAATCAAGCAAATTCATGAACTGACAAAAGAAAAAGGAATTCGCACTCCAAATATCGGGGAAGCCGGAAACCCTATTCATTATTATCATAAGCTGGAGAATTATTTAGTTAAAGAGGCTTTGCCCAATTCAAGTGAACGTTCAAATCCTATTAAATATTACAATTCTCTAATAAACTATTTAGGGAATAGAGAATTAAAATTAATAACATTGAATTCCTATACTTGGAAGAGTGAGTTAAATACATATATAAATAACCCCCCTCATGTAATTATTATTGAAACAAAACCAAGAATTTCCAATCAAATTGTCAAAAAAAATCTTCGGTTTTCATTAGGCAATTACGTATATGAGCTAGATAGTGCAAGTATTATAGATAATGGAAAAGAACATTTTTGTTCGTTGGTTACTTGTAACGGCATTCAATTTGCGTTTGACGGGTATAGCAAATCTAGACTAGTTCCATTTGAATGGAAACCCCTTATTAATGAAAATGTAGACTGGGATTTTAAAGACTATATCTATGAGTTTGAAACAGAAACTATATGGAATTTTACAATAGGATATTCATGTCTATGCTATTACCGAATTGTCTAAGTTTTTGTAAAATGTCTGGCCAGGTTTCCAAAAAGAACGCCAATAATTAATCCAACTATTTTTCCAGACAACATTTGAAATATAGAACTATGCAGTGAAAAATACAAAATACCGGCTGTCACGGCTGTTATGATATAACAAACAACAATGACCGAAATAAAAATGTCCAGCACACTCCTTTTCATACTCTTGCGATTTTCAAATAAATAAGTAGCAATAAATCCAATGGCATACGATATATTCTGTATTTTTTCAGATGGAAAAGCATACATATGATAGTCCAAATTTTTGTTGTATTTTTCCATTACTTTTTTTACATAATTCTTATTTTTGTAGAGAGGGGGCAATTGTCTAAACAGAATTTTTAATAAATAATTTAATAAAATATTGACAATAATACCTACAAAATATACCAATAATGTAGTGTGAAAACTAAAAATAACAAAAATGGGAATCAACATTGTAATGGCGCCAACATATTTTGTATATTTATGTAATTTTTCAGAGAGTTTCATATATATTATTATTCTATAATTGGTAGAGAACATCTACTTTTAATGTAAAAGACCAATCGGTTCCATTCATGTTTACCAATTGCCCTTTATCGTTTAACAGACGAACCGTGAATCTATCTATATTCACTGGTCCAAAAAATATGCGTTTGTTTGTACGAATTTTATCTTGAATAAAAACGTTTTCGGAACGCACTCCCTGTGTATTTATAGGTATGAGAGCCAAAACGTCGTTCGTAGTCGGCGCGGATGATTTGTAATTGATTGATTTTTTGCGATTGTTTTTTATAATTTCATTGGTTGTATATAATTGTGTTTGTGTAAGAATACGGGGCGCAGAAGGCACATATTGCTGTAAATTAATATTGGATAAAGTAGAATTATTGTATAATAAATCATCCACGGTTTTTTCATTCACTTGCCCGCTGTTGGAAATATTGGATTTCATTTTTATACAACGGTACAATAAACTCGCATTAATATAACTAGGAAGGGCAATCTGTGAATCCAGTTTATTGACAATGGTTATAATGTCATTGTTTAAGCGATTTGTCTGGTAATCTTGAAGGACCAATAAAAAATAAGTTGTTCCGTTTAAGTTAATGGGAACCGATGCCGTGTTTTTTTTATGCATAAATGTATAAGGAAGACGAAACCCCATTATCCATCCCAATGTTCCGTCAATGGTGGAATTTTGAAGAACACAAAGATTCAACTCTTTAATGGGGTGATTTTCACTTAAATATTTGTACATTTTTACATTTCCAATATCATAAAACGTAAAATACGCGTACGTTTCCAATGCAAGCATCAACGCTTCCTCGTTGTTTAAGTCGGTTCCCAAATTTACATCGGATGGTATCATGGTAATTAGTGCGCCATTGGGGTCGGTAGCACCATCAAATAAAAAAGTAAACTTGTTATTGTTTGTGTTATATGAACAAAATACTTGTGTGGTGTTTTTAAATTGAGCGGCCGTCAAAGCATCATTCATTGCAATTACAAATTCCGAGGGGGTATAATTTCCCGATTCAATAATGATTAAAAAATCTACATTATTATTGGTAATCCAAAAATAATTGTTATTGTAAAAAGAATCAATCGCATACCATGATTTGGGAATAATCACGTTATCTACTGTAATAGACAATACATTGTATAATTGTTCACACAAATTTGCATTGAAAAAAGTAGACGAATATTCATTGTTATCATAAGCATTTGAATTTTGCTGTAGACTATTTTCAAACGTATCGTTTCTATATTGGCTATCTATATTTACGATACGCTGCGTAACATTTTCCAAAAGAGGATTCAATACATCTTTTTTTACTGGAACATTATATACATTATTAGACGCGGTTTCTTTTTGCACTTGTGTGTCATCTACTTCTTCTAATAGCGCAGTTTGAATATTTTCAAAAAAAGTTACCATCTCCGGATTTTTCTTGCTCTTGTATTTTTCAATATACATCTTTGATTTTTCGGTAATGCTAGCTTCGTTGGCCGGATAAGATAATCCTAAAATAGATGTCAATTCTTCATAAGAGTAATTATCCACATTTGTATCAATACTCATATTATTATTTTTATTTTCTTTTTAATCCTTTTCTTAAAAATTTCTCTTATTTTTTCAATCAAATTTGCCCCCCTGGTTCTCTCATCTTCTAATAATTTAGAGGGAATCATAGTAATCCCAGAATGACGTTTAATATGTGTATATCCTTTGAATAAAATCAAATCTAAAATGTCCACCACATCTTTATCTTCCTTTTCCATTTGTTCGCGCGTGACGCGGTATTGTCCAGTATATACATATCTATTATAATTGTAGTCTGAATATATGGAATGATTGTCGCAAGAAATAAAATTGCGTATTAATCCAACGCCCTCTATTTGATTCGTTTCGTTGTTCATTTCAACAACGAAAAGAAGCTTATCTAAAGGCACTGATGTCTTTATTCTATTTGGAGTCCCGTAAATACATTTTAATCCATGTGTCTCCAAGTATTTATTGCGCTCTTGCAATGTCTTTGAATTGAATCTGGTAGAAGCGAGCATTTTAAATACTCGTGAAAAATAAAAAAAATTCAATTTTAAATATTTTGGGAAATAAACTCATCCAAAACATTATAGCGCGCGTGAGCCAAACCTTCTTTTAGCATTTCCCATGGAGTGTAATTTTCAAGACATTCCATACCTTTTTCGCAAAACAAATTCAGCAACAAGGGGCTGAAACCAGAAAGCATGGACGTGTTTTTCTGTTTTGTCAAGCTTGGAAATCCAGACGTGGAGCGCAAATTCCAGAAAATAATGTGAGGTGGTGTATAAGGTGCTCCATGCACATTAATTCCTGCGTCGGCGTATTTTTTATTAATCATATCATACATGGAATCGTAATTTTTGTCCGCCTGGTCAATCATCATGTCTGAGAAAATAATCAGACTGATTTCTTTTACCTCTTCCACCGACATTTTTTGCTGGACAATTACACCAAGAATCATTTCCATGGCGCGCGCAAAATTCGTAGTGGTTCCCCATTCGGCTCCTTTCAACACTCTCACCATGTCTACGAAATTATTTTTTCCTTCCAAATTTACCCATGTAGGGATGGACGAGAATGTAAGAACGCGCTTCCCCAATTTTGAATTTTCGGCGACCCGAATTCCGAGAGCAATCGCAGCGTGCAAAGGGTCGCCATCCATTGACCCAGAAACATCAACCAATGGAACAAAATTTCCAAGGATGGAATTTTGTTTCCCATTGCTCTTCCATTGGAGATTCAACATGTCTATCTCAGATTTTGTCGCAGAATTCATTGAACGAGTGTTACTTAAAAGAGCGAGAGCCTCCTTGGTGAAATCTGCCAATCCAACTCGTTTTCCTTTTACTTCGGTTTTTCCATCCAATGCTTTATCCAGAAATTTGCGAAAGTTCTCGGAGCACTCTTCGCGGTCATCTTTATAGGACCGTTGTTCTCCTTTCTTGGTGACATTTAAAAAAGCCTTTTTATTGCGATGAAGAGTAACAGAAGTCACCTTTTCGGGTACAATTTCACTCCAATTCTCACCACACTGTTTAATTTGCGTCGTATCCAAGTGCTTGTTAAGTGTACTCACTGTCTTGCGGTAATGCATCTTACACAATTTCACTGCTTTCTCCTTGGTTTCGGTTGACTTATCTTTGGCAGAAGCGATAATGTTGGAAAGATAGTTTGTTGCTAAATAGAAAAATAACCACCCAAATTTGGAACTTTCACGGGGAATCCATTTGGCCAAAAGTGAAATAGAATCTCCCCTTTTAAATGCCTCTTCGTCTTTTGCGAGTTGCTCATTTACAATCCGAACAATAAAATCCACAGGAGTGTTCTTCGTGCGAAAAATCTCGCAAATGTATTTGACATCTTTCCAAGAACCATAAGGATGTACCGCTACACCATCTATCTCCAACAATACGAATTTCCTGAAAAGAGCTTTGCCAATATCCGGATACACATTCATGATAGAATGAAGCATCAAGTAAGACAACGAGCATTCCCCTTTACCGGCCACAATGTCGCGTGTCTGTGCACACATCTTTATCAGAATTGTAATATATTCGCGATACTGTGCAATTTCGGTTTCGTCGCGCGTAGCTTCCAATAGTGACCTCAATTCCTTTAACACGTCGTCGTATTTTTTGATAACTGGTGCGGGCGTTTTTGTTCGCACAATTTGAAAACTGATTTGATTGATGAGCTCTTGAAATTGAAAAAAAGATTTTTTTTCGTTTTTGTTGGCCCACGTATATTGCTGATGGCCTTTTTCTCCGATGCTTACTGGGGTAAAATTATCCATTCCTCCAATAAATTTTGACATGATACGTAATAGATATACATTAATAATTTTTATATGGTTTTATTTAACACTTATGACGTATCACTTAAAACATCACTTTCATCGTCGCTCTCTTCTGGTTCATATTCGTATTCTTCCAAATATTTGTCGTACCCATAATCTTCCAAATCCTTTTCCCTGTAATTCTGGCGCCGAATTTCCATCTTGTAAATGGCCATGTACATGGCGTTGTTAAGTTCTTCGTCATATTCTGGAACTGCCTCCTCTTTTGTAATCTGCGCGTCGTAAGCCTCTTTCGTTTCGCCAAATCTCTCGTATTTTACAGAACCATTTTCATAAGACAAATAAAGCCCTTCCCTTTTTACGACTTCAACTTTCTCCTTCAATGCAATGTTAGCAAAAGATTCCATTGTCTGTTCCATGTTTTGTTATGTTATTTTTATAATTTAAAAATAATTCTCAATTTTTTTTATCACTTGTTATACAAAATTATGTTGCAATTTATACAATTACTATTGTTAATAATACTAATTGTATTTATTCAGTCCATGTATAAAACGGATAAATGTGTTAATATTCCCGGAATTGAATCAGCTAACACAGCAAAATATCCAATAACTTTTATCATAAATACGCAAGATAAAGATAAAATCATCTCGCAAAACAAATTTTTATCAAAAATAAAAAACGGAACTTATTGTGATACGTACATAATAGACTTTTACCCTAATTTTTCAGTCACTTATTCTAATCAAGATATTTGGATTAACAAAATACCCATTCAATTGATTTCCAAAAAAATCAGAAAAATGTATGATAGAAAAAAACCTAACTTTCAAGTAAGCTATAAATGTTATTCCTTTTTTGTAGATTACGAGAAATCCATTTCAATGGATATTTTAACAGATATTGTATACGATGATAAATATCATATTCATTTTAATATTTTAACTTTGTTTTCTCCTCATAAATGGAAGAAATGGAATCTTCATTTGGGAATAGATTTACAAAATCCCGTTTTTACAGAATTTGATTGGACAAAATATTTTAACGAGAATATTTCTTGATGTTCTTGCAATGTTCATAAAAATTCCGGTAAATAAAATTGGTGTGTTCATGTAATTCTGGGTGACCTAACAATGCAAACACCTTGTCTTTTTCATATTCAAATGATATAGGGTGTTCCTTTTCTAGATGTATCCACCCAATATTTTTCACAATTCCAGAATGTTTAGGAGGAACAGGCAAATCTCTAAAGCAAAATTTCAACTGAATGCTTTCAACTCCACGAAATAATACAGAAGTAGGGTCCGTTTTGACAAGAGTCGTTTCGCAAAATGTTTTTCCTCTATCCACAAGAGTTCCGCCATTTGTCACTGTCAATAATTGAGAACCAAAACAAATTCCTAAAACCGGGACATCCAACTTTAACATGTAATAAAAGTTTTTGGCATAACTTGACAACACATCTTTTGGAAGCATAAGCGGACTTCCGGATAAAATAATTCCGACAATTCTGGAAGAATAAGCAAGAACTCGTTCGTCTATTTTATTTGTTTCAATATATGGAATATTAAGCCGTTTGAGCGTTTTTCTGACTTGAAAAATAAAGGATAAAACATTCCCGTCAGTAGAATTATTTATTAAAAGCAACATATATTATGAGAAGTAAAAAAGTTAACCAAAAAGGAGGGTCATTCACAGTAAATCAATTGATGCGTCTTTTTAATATTTTTACAAAATCAGAAGACTATAAAAAGACTCCTTTTCCTTTTATTGAAATTTTAGACGAAGATGACGACGACTTGTATAATAATATTTTTCATGTTTATGTGCTTATGAACAAGAAAAATCAGGATAAAGATATAATAGAAATTGCAAACGACATTGTAAAATACAAGAATACAAAAGGGGGTTTATCTGCCAAACAATATGAGGACAACTTTTATACAAGTTTTTCACAAATGGCGCCCTTTTTAAATCAAAAAATACATATAGTAGCTATATATCGCGGCACAATGTCAAGTAAAGGTTTTAGGACAAGAAATCATGAAAAATATTGGTCAACGTGGAAAGATTGGCAAAATAATTGGAGAAATGTGTTATTTGGCAATACGAGAAAAGACAAAAAAGACAAGAATTATTTTACTGGAAATACTCTTAGACAAATAAAATCCGAAAAAGGTTTTGAAAAAATGAAACAATATTTTGAAAACCTACAATCTTTTGAAAACCTACAATCTTTTGAGAATTTAGAATCAAATGGTATACAGCAATCTATTGAAAATCATACTGATGAAGATGATGAAGAAGGTTATGTTAATATAGGAGGTTCAAAAAGTCTTGTAAAACAAGATCAACTAAAAAATGCAAAAAAAATATTTATTAATACTGTTTTATGGTTCAATATAGCAGGAGATGCTAGCAATTTTATGAAAAATAATTTGACCAGTTTAGGTTTCAGTCAAGGGGCTGTTTATGCGTATTTATTTGGAGACAAAGGAGCCGAAACCATTGTTTATAACCCTGCCCCCTTTCATGGCCCCAAACCTCATAATACATATATATTAAAAACAAAAAATGACATAGTTTCCATGTTTGTCACGCGCGGAACGTTACATAAAAAACGCATGCATTCAAAAAAGGGAGCATGGTTTGGAAATATACAAAAAAATCATGAAAATGATGTGTTAATGGGCAATTTTGATGTTATTGGAAAAGATGATAAACGCGGTCATCAAGAAGATTATGAAGATACATGGAGTTCGTATAAATTAAAACCGTCTATAATAGATACAGATGAATATAAAATTGATAAAATGCGCCGAGAGTCTGTTTTGTATTAAATATCCTCAAAATCAATCTCCTCTCCCATATCTACAAACTGAGAACTAGAAACAATCACATTATTAATGGTTTCTTGTTGTTCTTCATAGTCGTTCGTAAATTGAATATCATCTACTGGCGCCGAATCTTTAGGCATAAAAATAGACCAGTTTTCGTTGACATTATTTTTTAATTTTGTCTTTTCAGAATCATTATAGACTTCTAGTAAATCGCAATTTTTGCGTTCTTTACTTTCCCAATCGCGTAATCCAATCAATAACCAGCTCCCTTTTTCAATCATATTATCTCTTCTTCCTCTATTGATAAATTTACCGGGAATAGTACACAATCTGGTTTCCCCATCCATGCAAAAGACATTTAATTTATTCCCCCCTGGTTTTGTCACTACATATGCGTACAATTCCAATTCATCCTTTTTTAAACGAAGTTTTTTATCGTTTGATGTGCTATGCTTCCTTGCCTGATTTTTATGATTTCCCCCTTTAATATTTTTTACCATTTTTATTATTAATAAAAAAATTTTTAAGTAATATTATAATATAGAATGGCAGGTTGGATAGAAACAGTAAAAATGGTTTATGATAGAAATCGCGCAAAAAATAAAAATTATAAATATAGCCAGGCAATGAAAGATGCAAAAAAAGAATATAAAGGCGAAACCGGCGAACATAAAGCATCAAAAAATAAACTCAAGACAAATAAGAAAACCAAAGGCGGTGAAGGCGAAGTTCAATCTGGGGGAACTGGGCCAGCAGAACCTGCAACTGGAACCGGAACAACTACCGGAACAGCACCTGCAACTGTAACAGCACCTGCAACTACCGGAACAGCCACGACAGAAACGGCTGCACCCACAACAGCTCCATCTACAGGAGGAAAGTCGCGCAAGTCGCGCAAGTCGCGCAAGTCACGTAAATCGCGTAAGTCACGCAAGTCACGCAAATCAAAACGTAAGTGAATAAAAATGTTCGTAAACCATATTTTTAAATACCTCGCCCTTTTTACGTTTATTCCTATCTGGTACCATGCCCAAAATAAATATTTTGATTAATTTTAATATCCATTCCGTTTTTTCTTCCTTGTACCATTCCATTAAAAAAGATACAATTTCGGCATTTTTATTACATTCATCCCAATCATCTATCAATTCTTGTATTATTTTATCTTTCTCAATGAGATAAAATGATTGCAAAACTTTATTTCCTTCTTCTACAAACTGAATTTTAATATTTTCCGGTAAATCTAAAATATCATGATATTCATTAAGTATACTTTTTATTTCTTCTTGTTGCAATTTATTTGTAATTGGTTTTTTATTATTTAATAATTTATGCATGACAAATTGTTCAAAACATGATGTGGGTGGCACTAATAGTTTATTCTTATAAAAAGTATCTTTATCCCAAGAACATTTTTTATATCGCAAGGAAGAAAACATGTGGTAAAAATCAGTAAATTTATCCTTTTTTTGTATCGGACAAGATTTCTTAATTGAACAATAGGGAAACATATATTAAATATCCGGTTTTAACTTCTTTTTTGTCGCTAAAACAAAATATCTGTTTTTAAATACCTTTTTTATCGCATCGTCCTCTTGAAATGTTTCGCAGAATTCCAAAAAACTCCGTTTAGGTGTAAACTCGGGCTTGGTCATCTCTAGCTTTAAAAACTCGTCTATTTTATTCAACAATTCTTTGTCCGGCGAGACATATTTGCGTCGTTGTTTAGGTTCGCCCGCTGTCGTTTTACCACGAAAGTAATATCTGGCACTCTTGAACATTTTATCATTTACATTACCTTTGTAACCCAGCCCTTCTAATCGTCGTGTCTCGCAAGATACCAATTCATTTTTTTCTTCCAACCATTCCTGCCATTTCTCCTTGTATTCTTCTCTTGGTAAATATTGATTTATTTTTGCAAATGAAAACAATTCCTCTGAAACGGCATCATCAAACGTGTAGCGGAAAATCATCTTTTAAGGTTTTGAATATGGTATTTAAAAATCAATTTTATTTAAATTGAAAATTAATTATCCGTTTAAATAAAAGAAAAATGGAATCTGACGCAAAAATGGAAGCTGACGCAAAAATGGAATCTGACACAAAAATGGAAGAATACAAGAAATCTTTAACGGAAATTCAAAAATTGGCACTGGAAATTGCAGAAAAACATTTGGGGTCTTCTTTTGATTTATCCAAAAGCAATGGTTATTTAAGCTACATCGACAATTAAAGGCATATGGTCGCTATTGGCATTTTGCAATAAATATGCGCCTTTTACACTTTTGAATCCTAAAGTGTTTGCAAAAATATAGTCTATTCTATAACCACTCCAATGTGTCATTGGGGGGACGTTTTTATCAAAAACATCGTCAAAACACTTTAAAAACGTTCCGACAGACTTTTCTTGTAAAGTTGGTTGGGTTGTATTTTCATAAAAACGCGCATTCATATCTCCAACTATGAACATTTTGCCAGTTTTAAAAATGTTGTATAATTCGCTATTTTTTATACTGACAAGTAGACCGTTTACTTGACTAGTTCTTAACTCATCTGATTTTACTGTAGTGGTGCCTTGATGGGCAAGATGTGTATTTATAATTGCAATATTATCAATCATAATTGCAATAGCATTTCTATTCCCTGGCAATGGAATATTTATGTGTTGTCTAACATTTATTGTTTTCTTTACATATATAGAATTCATAGAATTCATAGAATAAGTAATCTCTTTGTACTGATGCAATTTTGCCTTAAAACCTGAATTATTTGTTGTTTCTTGAATACATAAAATATCTGGGTCATAACTTAATAAATCATCAATTGTTTTTTCATTATACTTATTGTATCTATCTTGGCAGCCATAAATATTATTGGATATAATCCTCAAATTTCTTTGATAAGTTTGACTAATATCATTAATTTCATTATTATTTGCTGCCATCTCTGTTGCACGAGAATCAAGATAACTAAAATATGGTACTTTTTTTGTATCTTTTAATCTATCTTTTGAAAATGGTATAGTTAATAAATTTTCTATAAAAGAAGGGATAAATGTATTATATTTAATTCTTGAAGTCGCGCGAGGAATCACGGGGGTAGAAGGTGTAGTGACAGGTGTAGTAGGTGTAGCAGGGGTAGTAGGTGTAGTAGGGGTAGTAGGTGTAGCAGGCGTAGTAGGTGTAGTGGCAGAAGTTGTTTCTGTAGGTTCAGGGGTAGGTTCTGGTTCAGGTGGGGACAATTCTTTATTTATTTCTTCAATAATACCATCACGTGTAACATTTGCCAAAACTTTGGGGTCCATTTCTTGAATTGTTTTTACAAAAGCTTCTGCAAAATCTTCATCATGGTTTCCTCCACCTGTTTGAAAATCCTTTTCGGTTTTTGTATCTATTTTTGCAAGCAATTTTGATTTATTTTCATTTAAATACTTTTTTAATGCATCTACGTCACCTTTTAATTTTATATAACTCGTTTTCAAATTATCCAACGGGAGTTCGGCTGGTTTTTCTAAATCGGGTACACCCTTCAATATATTAACGCAATCTGTGTAAAGCTTATAAAGAGTAAAAATCTTTACTTCACCCGGGGTTTGAAATGATTTTTCATAATTATTCAGCAATTTGGACAAATATTCTACTTCTTGTTTTTCTTGTTCTTGTAATTTTTTCAAATCTCCCCCCTTTTGGGCAGGTTTGACACCTTGATTTTTGTCTTGATTTTTAAATAAATTTGTTAATTTGTTTAACATATTTGGGTCTTCCTTGCAATCAACAAATTCGGGGTTTTCTTTAGAAACTTTATCAATTAATGCAAGAATTTCTTTTTGAAGTTTAGATTCTTCAAATATTTTTTTTTCGGTACAAATAATTTGTTTGGAAATAACTCGTTTAAAATTTTCAATATTAGATATAATTGCTTTTAATTTATTAACCAGTTTTTCTTTACTTGCCGATTTATCAATGGAAGAAGTACCAAGTTGTGCTGCAGCTTGAGAACCAAACACATTCATCATATCAGATGCTACGCCCATATATAACATTGGCATTGTCATAGAAGCAGACATAGCGTTTGAAACCATGTCAATTGCTTTTGAAATAGAATCTGCACTCATTAATCCTTTTAGTTTATTAAAACCGTCGCTATTTTGCAATGACGTGGCAATTTTGTCCATGAATTTATTTATGGTATCTGCGACTTTGGCAGAAGGGGTGTAAATTTTTACATAATTTTCTCTATCTTGAGCTTCCATATCTCCCCCTGTCTGTGTTACATTAACGTTTAAACTCGTATTTCGGAGCGCATTGGCGACCGTGTTGGCCGCTTCTTGCCCGGCTTTCGTAACTTCGTCTGCTGTAATATTAAAATTACTTTTGGCTTGTTCAATAACACTCTTCATTTTCTCTTTCGCGGAAGAAATGGCTTCTTTGCTTTTATCTATCATAACATCTACAAGTGTATCTTGAAAAGTTCTTTTTTCAATTTCAGCATCTATTAAACCAGCAATATCTTCTTTAAACGTAATATCTATATCATCTTGTGCAATTGTTTTCCATTGCATCTGTAATTGAGCTATTTCCGATTTTACTTTTGCGATGTCTTTTTTCAAAAATTCAGTATAATCGGGATCTCCAAGTTCCGCTTGATTTATTCCATTTTTTTTGCAAAAAGTTGTCAAGTCTGATAATGCCGTATCTATAAGCTTTTGTTGAGCTTCGCTGTTGTTATCATATTCTTTTATTTTTTTTTCTGCAAGAGCAATTTCGCTGTCAATCTTTTTTTTAGCAAGTTCCAGGCTCATTCCTTGAGTTGGGTTTTTATTATTAATATCATCGTAATCTATTGTTGTTCCAGGAAAGGAGGAAATTTTTTGTTTTTTTCCATTTAATAACTCTATTCTTTCAGATTCATTTTTCTTCATAATTTTGTATTTTTCTTCCAACAATATTTTTTTTATAGATAAAAAAATAAAATAACTTTTTTTCTTTTTAGCTTGTCCAACAATAGCCGGATTTATTTGAGATAGGTCTTTTGTCTCCATTTTGTTTTGCTTTTTACTCAAATCGTCAACCATTCTGCTATTGGTTTCACGATATTTTGTATAGTTTTCACTGTTGATAGAATTGCCTGCGGCCTTTTTTAACTTTGTCAAATCAAACAAATATTGTTTGAATTTTTCCTTGTAATCCTCGCCACCTTTTTGGCCAACCCCAAATGGGGTTTTTCCATTGTCAATAATTTGTGACATTAGTTTTTTTTTAGAATCTTTTGCAAAATTTTCCAACTCCATTATCTGGTTATAATTTTCGTCCTCCTTATAATCAACTCCTTGTACATCCAATTTATGTGTATATTGTTGAAACTCAAAAAATTTATCAAAAAACGGCACTGCTTTATTATAAGAATCCCCTTCGCTCATCTTTTTTTTCATCTCTTCTCCGTGCGCGCCTTCTTCCTGTACAAATTTGAAATCAGTTCCATAAAGATGATTCATTATTTTACTTATCACAATAACAAACATATTCATATTATTTGCATAAAAAGTATGCATCAACCGAAAAAGGTTCTTGGTGGCATCATCCAATTCACCGGGATTTTCTGAATTGATTGTATTTTTGAAAAAAGATGCAATGGCCCCAGACAATCCTGTGCCCTGAATTTTTGTATATTCTGTGTCTGTATCGTCAACCAATAACATATTGTTTCCACTTACAACAACCTTTTTAGTCGCCTTGCGTCCCCCTTTTTGTAATTTTTGGGAAAGGTGAGTTCGCATAAGTATTTTAAGTTTAAGTAAAAAAATGGCACTTCTTTTATCGTGAGGCAATGTTTCCATGACTTCCCCAAATTTTTTCAATATTCTGGGTTCAGACAATTCTAATAAAGCATAAAATTTATCCACACATGATTTGAAATTCTCGGATAACTTTATCTTGGTTAAATCGGGGAGGTCCTTTTTTGTAAAGCACTGTGAAAATGACATGGCTTCCTTGGCATTCTGTTTTAATGAATAGATGATAGACATCATTGTTTCATAATTTTGATTCAACATATTTTGAAAAGAAATGTATATCATATGGTTCAGTTTATCTTCCTTTGCTAATAAATCATTAATAATTTCAACTACCAATATTTCAGGTGTTGTTTTATATAAATCATAGTTTTTCTCTCTTTTTATGATTTTTTTTATAGGAATAGAGTGAAACATATTATATTTTCATATTTTTAAAATCCTTAAATGACATATTTAATTTCTTATTCGTAACCCCCTTTTCTATTTTTTTCAAAAAAGAGAAATTTGCAATTTTCCCTAGATACGTGTACTTATTCACCTTGTCTTTTTGCGAGTCTTCATAAATATTTTTACAATGAAATTGAATTGCATATTTTCTTGCTACCGAATCTAAGAAGCGATAGGGAATCACCTTGTCCGAGTAATATTCAAACGACTTTTTTGCGGAATCGTAAAACATGATTGTGTTCCCATTGGGTGTAATCTCAAACAAAATATTGTTCTTTAGTTGTTTCAATTCTTCCTCCGTTTTGGTTTCCTTCAAGGAAGAAAACCGTTTTTTATATTTGTTTTCATAAATCTCAACTGGTTTTACTTGTACTTTCACTGGTTCTTCCTTTGGATAAAAATAATGATAAATTTGGGCATACTTTTTTTTAAAGAGATAAAGAGACTTGTGGAAATAAAAGTTCGCCTTTTGTCTTAAAAGTTCAAATTCCACACGATATGTGCTTATAATAGCAGGTAATTGAGTAATTAAAATGATACTGGCAACCAAGGTGTACATTTTGTTTAAAATACTTAAAAACCCTTTAATATGTTTACCGCTTGATTTTAAAGAAACGAATTAAATATAGGACACCATTTACTAGTATGAGAGATGGAGTTTGAGCACACATACCGAGGAATTAACTTTTTGGAAGGAAACGATTCAGTTACATCTGAAAAAATGATTGCATTGATGAAATCTGCCAAGCTGCGCGAATGGATAGACCAACAAGTGGACAATGGCGTGGTGAAGACAACCAGTGTAAAAGTAAACGATATCAAATTCTTTGGACCTGTTTCTCCTGAGCGCCTTGGGTTTGTCATGGTTGAAGGTGATGCCGTAGAAGCAGTCAGTGGCACAAAAGTAGCAGCAACATGTGCTTTCATTCGCGGTGGCTCTGTGGCCGTTTTTGTGCGAGCTGTGGTGACAAATGGGGACGGTGATATTGTAGGCGATTACGGTGTTTTTACCGACCAAATACGGTACCCCGTGGGAAGAAGACTACAAGAAGCTTGTGCTGGTTGCGTGGATTCAAATACCGGTAACATAAAAGGTGTCGCCTTGACGGAATTGCAAGAAGAATTGGGAATCGTTGTCAACGCTGATGACGTAACTTCTTTAGGAAGCATTGTGCCCTCTGGCGGAGGAACTTACGAGACCATTGAACTCTTTTATCTTCGTGTCTTTTTGACAGAATCGGAAGTTCAGGAGAAAATCAACAGGACATTTGGCGTTGAAGACGAAAAAATTCGCCTTGTTTTCACGCCCATTCAAGAGATAGACAATTACTTGGATGTTATTGGAGATGTCAAGGCCGAATGTGCCTGGAGAAGAATTCAATCCCGCGGTCTTCTTTAAGTTTTTTAAATATATAATATATGCCAGGCGCTGGTTTACTTCCCATTGCAACACATAAAGGTAAAATTTATTTTTTATTTGGTCGCGAAAACAAGTATAATGATACTCCTGGGTGGAGTGATTTTGGAGGAGGAATAGAAAAAGACGAGTCGGTGATGGATACAAATTTGCGCGAGATTGAAGAAGAAACGGCTGGATTCCTCCACCGCGAAGAAATTATGGATGCAATGGATGAAAATGGAATACTTGTTTTTACAATGAAACCAGGTGGAAGAAATTATACCACCACGATTGTGAAAATTCCGTTTGATAAAAATTTGCCCATTTATTTTAATAAAAATCGGAAAATCGTTGAAAGATATGTAGACTCAAAAATAATAAAAAACAATGTTATTTTTGAAAAAGATAGATTAAAGTGGTTTACACTGGAAGAAATGGTGGATAGACTCCATGAATTCCGTTCATTTTACCAAACCATGGTTCAAAAACTTATTACACAACACAAAAAAATAGAGAAATTTGCGAGTTAAACGAGTTGACCAACAAAGGAATTCAAAATTTTTGAATTGAAAAATTTTGAAAAAATTAACGCCTTGTTCGCCTGCGACTTTTAGGACGCCTGCTTCGGCGTCTTCTAGACCCCCCCCCCATTAAAATCAGGTTTTGAATCAAAAAATGTTCGTAAAGTTATATCGGCATCATTTTTACTATTGCCCGTTTTATCGGCATAAACAGCAAGTGTTGCTTTATAACTGGTTTCCTTGTCTATATTTTTGGCTCTTAATGATTTAAATATCATAAATGCTTGATTTAAATCCATATAATATTACAAAATATTTTAAATAATTAATCTATTTTTTATTGTTTCGGCATGAATAATTCTATCCTTGCTCAATATCTTGGAAAAATACAAAATCACTTCTTTATGTGTTTGCAAAATCCCTAAAGAATAACGATACGCATCGTTCAACAATGCATAAATATCGTCGTCAATGGCTTGTTTGTATTTTTCACTTGTCTGTGGGTAAATAATATTGCTTCCCATTCCATAATGCGTAATCATACGCGACGCCAATTTTAATGCCTCTTCAAAATCGTTGATGGCACCTGTAGTAGTTGACAAATCGTACACCAATTCTTCCGCAATTCTGCCCGCGAGGAGTATCATCAGATGCTCAAACAACGCTTCTCTCGTGTAAATGGTATTGGTGTTTCCTTCAAAGATGGTATAACCCGGACTTTTAGGAGAAGAAAGATTGATAACCACCTTTGTCATTTTTGCATGATGTTTGCACATAAGCCCGACAATAGCATGGCCCATTTCGTGTACACTAATGCGGTCCAATGTATCATTGGATATCTCGTGCTCACTCGGTTGCCAACCTGCCAAAATTTTATTAAATACTTCTTCAATATCACTTTGCACAAATACGACACGGTCATTTCGGAGAGCACACAACATGGCTTCATTCAATAGATTCTCAATTTGTGCACCTGAAAGGCCTACTGTTAAATCCACAAGGTCATCTACATTGATGCCATGCGGCTTTCCTTGAATATGAATTTCAATAATGGATTTGCGCGTCTTCTCATCTGGGAGTCCAATATAAATTTGCTTGTCAATTCTTCCAGGGCGTAAAAGAGCCGAATCCAACAGATCCACCCGATTCGTGGCTCCGATGACAAATACTCCGCTGTTTGGTTTGAACCCATCCAGAGAGACAAGAAGCTCATTTAGAGTGCTATCGCGCTCATTACTAGATGTTTCGCCGTCACTACTTCGCTTTCTTCCTAGAGCATCAATCTCATCAATGAAGATAATGCACGGAATGTTTTCACTTGCCAATTGGAAAAGTTCGCGGATTCGCGCCGAACCAACACCCACATATTTTTCTTGAAATTCTGAGCCCGAAACAGCAATAAAACTCATGTTTGTTTCACCTGCAAAACCCTTGGCAATCAATGTCTTTCCGTTGCCCGGAGGGCCCTCAAAAATAATACCGCGGGGCGTTCGCACATTGAACGCCTGGTATTTCGTGTAATTGGTTAAAATATCAATGCATTGTTGCAGCTCTTTTTTAATCGGGTCGTAACCACCAATGCTTGAAAAGCTATGAGTGTGTTTTGTGATGACTTCAAAATTCTCCGAGCGACTCTTTGTCTCGGGTTGATTGAACTGGAATTTTTGCTGTATTTTCTTGAAATAACTTTGTTTGGATGAATCTCTGGAATATACTTCCTCTTCTGGAATAAATATCTCAAATTCATCCTCAATATCATTTTCTTGACGTATTTTATTGATAATGTCAAGAAGATTGTAGATGGAATTGTTTTGTGGGTTTTGTGGCTGCACAGGTTGAACTTCATACGGGGTTTGGCCAACCCGCCTCAAATAGTCATTATAATATCTGTTGGACAACGGATACTTTTTAGGTGTATCAAACCGAAACGCCAGTGCAACGGGTATCAAAAACCAGAACTTCATTAAAATATGTTTCTATTTGTGTTTATATTGTTTTAAAAATAACTGACCACAAAGAATGATTGCCATGTATTATTTGGGAATTGTTTTTATTGTGGCTTCCGTCCACCGTTTTATACTGAAAAAAGAAAGAACGGAAGAATTGGAACGGATGAAACTCCCCAAATATTTTGACATTTTCATTTATTCTTTTGAATTTATTGTGGGAGCCATACTATTAAGCAATTGTCCGTTTTTTGTAAAACGTATTGCCCTTGGGTTGCTGCTCGTCTTTTTATTAGTTGGATGCGGGTTAATTGCTTTTTACAACTATCGCGAATTGATAAAAACGTACAAGGAAGTTTTTACGTTTCAACCGACAAGTATGTCTTACTGCATGCATGTTGCATATATAGTATTGATTTTGTCAATACTGAAATAGACGTTTTTTCCGGAAAGTTTGTTTATTTCGTTTTCCGCCATCACTCATATTTAAAATTAAAAGTATTTGAAATATTTAAAACACTTTCCAAAGCACCTTCCGTCCAACCCTGATTTTTGGCCACCATTTCTCCCACAACATACAAATCTTTCATTGGATGTTGTGCTTTTTGAATAAACTTTGCCCTATTTGTATTCGGTGTGTAATAATGAGTCCCTATATCCCAAAAAAAGGATTTAATGGCGATAATATTTACCGGATATCCAAATTCTTCTTCAATCAATTCTTCCATCTTCTTCCGATTTGCCGCCGTATTCTCTGCATATTTTTTTAAATACAATGCAGATTTGTTATCCGCATAAGCAATCATAAACACTCTCTTGGGGATATTCATCGGAATTATTTTTTGCAACGGCTTTCTTACGACTGTGTGATGTTGTATACGCGGATAAAGTTTCCCAAATTTGGCATACATTCTTATAAAAGGTTGGCCTTTGATTCCATTATATATCGGCAATTTCAGCAAATGTTTTACACTGTCTATCGTGGTCGCCAGAATGACCTTTTTAGCGCGATACGTATTTTTCCCATGTATCATAAAACCATCTTCAGTCTTTGTAATCCTCGTGATATTATCCTTGGCGATACGATGACCAATGGACGCCGCCAATTTTTCCACCAGAATATACCACGAAACAGAAAACCCCGTCCATCCCCCCACATTATCCTCCATTCCGTAAAAGTTTACCACATCATACGCATCGTCTTTCTCATAGTCGGTATATCCCGATGTTGCTACGAAATCGTCATACACCTCTTTTCCTAGCCTCTTTGTTGCATATTCTTTGAATGTTTCGTGAGCGGGGTTCTTTAAGTAGTTTATTATATTCAATAAAGGGGTTTGATGGATGTGCGGCGAATAATCAATGATTATGGGGAATTCTTTTGTTTCAATCTTTAATTCTTTCAGGAGAGAGTATAGTAGATGGTCTTTGTGTTTTCTTCCGATGCCAGCACCAGTGACTATCTGGGTTCCATAAAAGGTTTCGTTATTGGCTCTTCCTCCTATACTGTTTTTTTCTATAACAAGAATGTTTTGGTGGCGTAAAAGATGGGCCGCATACAATCCAGAGATTCCAGCTCCAATAATAATGACATCCATTTAATATATCTTTTTAATTTTTTTGGTTTCGCCTTTACATTTGAAAAATTTCACAATTCTCCAAGAATTTAAAGAGAGGTTTGAAAATAAAATATTTTAATATTATATATGCAATATAGTAAACTTCGTTCAGGCCGCGTATATAAAGATAGTCAAGATGCACATGAAGAGGAAAAAGGACAATCCATTTTAGAATTCGCAGATTTATATAAAAAAAGATTTGAAGATTATATATTAAGAGACAGATACAGTGGCCTCAGTCGCACTCAAAATGAACATGAAGAAGATGCCTTACTAGAAGAGACGTTAAAGCGGGTGGCACGCAAAAACGATATAACACTACTTAAGGCCCCTGATTGGGCATATGAAGATAATACTATGATTCCATGGTATCAATTTAAGATACTCCAAATAAACCATTTTATTGGTAATTGTGGACGTACATGTAAAGAGAGCAAAATTAGGGGTGGTTCTAGACGTAGAAGTAGACGCCGAATCAAACGAAGATACAGAAGTAGACGCAGAATATAAATTTTTTGAAAAACTTTAACCTATTTTAATTTAGATTTATTTGGTTCTCAATATCAATAAAATCAATAAAAAAAATAAAATGAAAATCAAATGAGACGTTTTGGGTTCACCTGGTATTATTTTATCTCTGAAGTAATGTATTAAAATAAGTGTGTCATCATCATAACATTTGGCAATACCCATATCATGGTCTTCCTGTGTGTATACTTCTTCATATAATTTTAGTCCATTTATAGGATTCATTTTGACTATTTTGTATAAATTTTTAACCAATAAAAGATAGTCTTTTTTTAATTCTTTTGCATCAATATTGTATGCATTTTGGAGTGCTTTGTAAATGATATCATGGTTTGGAATTGCCCCAATAAAACCTTGGAAAATAGAATTTTCTACAAAACCCGAATTCATTGAAAAAAAGGTATGGTTTTTGGTAACCCTCTCAATATTTGTTTGCAACATTGCGTCGGAATCTATGAATACTCCACCATTGACATATAAATAGTAATACCGGAATAAATCAGCTTTATGCGCCCCTGTTGGCATATTGTTAAATTTTTGGATTATATCTACAAATTCAAAAATATAATTTTCTTTGAAAAATTCAATTATTTCCTTGTCTGTAAAATGAATGTAATTCCACCCCGGTGACATTTTTTTGATTTGACTTACGACATACCCTTTTGGTGGATGATAAGAAGTCTGAAAAATTGTCTTGGGTATCATTTTATATTAAAATAAAATAAGTTTACTTTTTGTTTCCAAAAAAATTGAAATTTTATGCAAACCAAAAGTATTTTAAAAAAAGCACATGAATCTATTCATCCTTTCGCTCCTTCAATGGGAAATTGCTCAAGCCATGATGGACAAACATGTAAGTAAGATACTTTTGGAAGCCGTTCAGATGCTTTGTACCGCAAAACGAGTTTTGGACCCCGATGAAATGGAAGGACTCTACAAGATGGCTCATAAAAATCATCCGGTTACAATTTGGTGTCGCAAGTCAAAAGCAAACTATATTTGGGTTCTTGATTTAGTAGACGAATTACATAAAGAATGGCGGTTTCGTTATGGACACCCTGAAACCAAATTTCACAAATCATATTTGGTCGCCTTGAAATTACGAGAGCATATGCCAACAGACGACATGTTTGAAGAACAAGAATTGACGCCTTTTGCTCTGGCAATGCCGGAAGAGTATAAAACAGATGACCCTGTGGAATCATACCGTAATTATTACATGTCGGAAGAAAAGCAGAGGATTGCTTGTTGGAAGAAAAAGAGAGAAAAACCGGATTGGTATCGTATAATATAATGTTAATATATATGTCTATTCTTAGAACAATAGAGGAAATATTCGCCAAAAAATTTAGAGTAACTTTTGATAATAATTTATATACAATAAAGTCAAATAATTTAAAGTGTTTGGAATTAAAAATAAGCATTGATGAAATACAAATTATTGATTTAGATAGATGTAATTCTACAGGAATAAAACTTTTGGAGTTGGTTGAAAAATTAGCAAAAAAAATGGGTATAACAAGAATTTCATTATTAGATGTTTCTAAAATAAATATAGAATGTTTAGACCTTTCTATTGATTTAAGTTATCTAAAATTTTATCAAATGGTATTTCTTGGTATAATTCACTTGGTTATGTTTCGGCTGATTTTGAAGAAGAAATTGCAAAAAATAATGAAATTTTACAAATGCCGTTAAATATGGCTATTACTGTAGCTACTGAAAAATTGATTAATGATTTTTTATCAAAAAATACAATTGATTCATTAAAATCAAGGCTTTCATATTTTTTACATAAATCAACAGATTTAACAAAGGACCAAAATTATATAAGGTTAACTAATCAAATTGATAATTACGAGTCGTTTAAACAAACAACAATTGATTTATTTTTAAATGAGGCCAATGAAGTATCAGAAGAAGCGGTTAAATACACGGATATTTCTAAAAGCACGCAAAAATGTATAAATGAATTATTAAAAATTGCAGGCAAGTTCAATAAAACAGATGAAAGTTCCTGTCATTTTTATGAATTTATTGATAAATTAATAAAAATGCTATCAGGATTATTATTTTATAGTGGGGATTTAACAAAATTAATTGACCCAGATAATTGTCATTCTGTTGGCTGTTTTTCGGGAAATTCATTTACAAAATATTTTCGTAGTTTATTTACAAGAAAAGAATTGATTCCAAAAACAAACGGAGGAAAACGTAAAAGGAAAACATTGAAACTCCGTTCTCAAAAGTCCGGTATTTGAAAAGTATTTTGGATTTTTCAAAATTGGACATTCCAAAAATATCCAAAAACCAGTTGGGCGCCAGAGATTCCGAAAAAACGTAAAAAAATGTGTTGTGATGATAATGATGCAAAATGTTTTTGTTAGGTTGAAAAAGTTGTTAGCATAAATTTTTGAAGTTTTTTGAGTTTTTGAAAAACAACGTAAACACAATTTTTGAAATGATACTAAAATGGATAAAAAAAAGGACAAAAAGGGACAAGCAAAATTTGGTTGCGAATTGTGTGACTATTTTACGTCTCATAAAACAAAATATGAAAAACATCTTGTGACGATGAAACACGAGAGGATAATTTTGGATACAAAAAAGGGACAAAAAGGAGAAGAAAAAGTAGAAATCCAATATATTTGTGAAAGTTGTGACTATTTTACGTCACATAAAACAAAATACGAAAGACATATTTTGACAGCAAAACATAAAAGGACAAAAAAGGACCAAAAAGAGACCAAAAAGGACCAAAAAGGACAGCTAGGTGAATCAAAAAATATTTGTGTTTGTGGAAATTCTTACGTATTTCAGTCAGGTTTAATCAAACACAGGAAAAAATGTAATTTTTTGAACAAAGATAATCTTTTGTTAAAATGCATTGAATCAAATGCAGCCCTCCAAAAAACAAATGAAGTCGTGGCAAGTGCCACTAATGCTTTAGTAGATACATCCAAAATTATACATAACATTTATGATTGTTTGCAAGCAAGGCCAATGCACATTCAGAATATTCAAACCCAAAAAATACAGAACATTCAAAGCCAAAAAATACAGAACATTCAAAGCCAAAAAATACAAAAAATAGATAAAAATTTCAATATTCAGGTTTTTTTGAATGAAGACTGCAAAAACGCCATTTCCATTTCTTCCTTTATTGATTCCATAAAACCAACTTTGGAAGATTTAGAAAATGTGGGTGAAAAAGGGTATGTTAAGGGTATAAGCAATATTATTTTATCAAAGCTGAAAGAATTTGATGTGTATACTCGTCCAATTCATAATGTAAAAAAACAGATTTATTTAAAAGAAAAGGATTGGGAAACGGATAATAAAAAGGTCGCAAAATTTGTAAAAAATGTTGCAATCAAAAATATGGGGAATATGTCGGAATGGAGGAAGAAATACCCGGACCACGATAATCTTGAAAGCCCAAAAAATATGCAATATTTGAAACTAGTTCAAGAATGCATTGGTGGCGAAGATGAAAACAAAAATACGGATAAAATTATCCAGCATATTTCCAAAGAAATAATAGTATAAAATGCAAATATATTTTAAATATATAAAAAAAACATGTTAATATAAAGAAAATGAAGAAACCGATACCCAAAAAGATTCGTCAATTGGTATGGAACAAATACATTGGCGAAAAATTCGGTTCCGGTAATTGCCAGTGTTGTAAAATCACTGAAATAACACAGATGAATTTCCATTGTGGTCATGTCACTAGCGAAAAGAATGGTGGTGACATGACATTGAATAATCTTTTACCAATATGTGCTTTGTGTAATTCTTCCATGAGTTCTATGAATATGTGGGATTTTATCAAAACACATGGGTTGCACAAAGACGATAGTTTGAATTTGAGAGAAGAAGTGAAACGACTCTCAAAATTATTGGAAGAAGCCGAAGAAAGAATTACTGTCTTGCAGAAAAATGTCATGGACCAACATGAACAAAATCGGAGACTTGTTATGAATGAATTTTTTTAAAAAGTAATTTACCGTGATTGTTGAATATTTTAGTACCTATTTTTGCGTTAGATTCTAATTTATCAAGAACACCTTCTCCAAGCCCATCAAACCCTAAGATGGGATGGTTTGATATTTGAAACCAACCGGAAAACGCGCTCTACCAAATGAGCTACAAGGGATTTTATTCCCAAGGCGGGGTTTGAACCCGCTACCTCGTGCTAATAATGCAAAGAAATTGCTGCAAGTTCCCAAATAGTCTGGAAGGACTACTTCCACGAAGATAATTAATTGTTAATAATCTCGTTTCAGAAATATTGTTTAAGTATTTGAATTTATGTTAAACAATATTTAAATTATACCATAAATGAATAATTTATGCCTTCTTTTTTCATTTCTAATGTCACAAAAATTTTTACACGTTTTCATATGAATTAAGATCTTCAAAATAATATTCGCAATTGGTTTGCGAGATGGGCACATATCTGAAATCCGTTAAAAACTCTTTGACTTCATCGTTATACTTTTCATAGAATTCTTCCACGTTTCTTGCCAAAACCCAAAGAGAAATATTGGAAGGAACTGTTACAATTGCATATGTATATTCTTCCAAGGAATCGCCCAACTTTACTATCCAATAAGGAGCCCCTACTGGAACCCCATCCAAATGAACTATTAATTTCCCGGGTTCGGCCCCTGTATATGCATACCCCCTTATCTGTTCCAGATCGTTTGTTCTATTTAATTGCGAATTAATAATAGTAATATTTCCATCCCAACCGTACTGGGCCGTTATACATTTTCCATACCCCTGAAAAAGGAAGTCTGTGGGTGCAGCGTATACCAAATACCAATTCCCCAGATACTTTGTAATATTTAATTCGGGGACTGTTTGACAAAAGCAACCACAAATACCGAGCAATAGAAGTAGAAACATTTATATTTAAATATAAAGATGTATTTAAATATTAATATTTGTCAAATAACTGGTGTCGTTTTGACTTTTTGTGTTTTTGTTTTGACTTTTTGTGTTTTTGTTTTGACTTTTTGTGTTGTTTACTTTTGTATTTTCCTTCAGCCATTATTCCGGTATATATCATTTTATACTCTGATTCTCCATCTTCTTGACTGAACCCAACTGATTCATACCATCTTTTTAATTCAGGGTTTGATTGTGATGTAAGTTTTATTGAAGTGAAATTTTCATAATCTTTTAATATTAAAAACGATTCTTTTAATTTTTCAATCAAGACCCTTCCTATATTTTTGCCTTTTGCCAATGAACAGATTCCATGTATATATATATGATCATCTTTATATTCAAAACAACAGATGCCTAGTAGTATTTTATCTGGATTTCTTAAATATAAAATGGCACATTCTTCATTTCTTATTAAACGAATCAAATAATTATCTTTAATACCTAACCTACAAAATTTTTCAAAACCTAAAACTTGTTTGACAAGAACCTCTCTATCTGTATGTTCATTTAATACGCCCAATTCTTCAAAAATCTCCAAGTATTTATCATTGCCAAAATAATAACAATTTTCAATATCAAAATTTTCTATTGGTATCATTGGATGCCTCATGTTTTTTCCTTTCAGCATTTATATAAAAGAACAATTAAATTTTAAATTGTCGCCTAGTTCTTCTCCTCCTTCTTCTTCGGGATTTTCTACCTTCTCCCTCATTAATTTTAGGCATTCTATAGTCCTCCTTCTTCTTCGGGATTTTCTACCAATTTTTAATATTTAATATTTATATGGCTGGGGTCGTGCAGGAAGATTACTCTTTAAAATTACTGGGGTTTCCTTTGTTAAAAAAATTCAGGGGAATCCCAGAATTTTCCACATGGGATTTTCTAGAAAGAATTCTTATTTTTAATGGATATTATTTTCAAATTATATTTTCAGAACCAATTTTAATTCAACCAATTTTTACTAAAAACCCCGCTGGGAGAGCAAGGTTAGAAACATACAAAAAATTGTGCGAGGATCACCCGGAACTTAATTCAAAATTACAAGAATTAATAAGTTATCAATTAATGAATAGTGGTGTATTAGATGAACTCTCGGAAATTCCTCGCAGTTATACATCAAGAGGAAAGGAGATTGGGCAAAAAATAGTTATAGTGATAGGAGCGGGATTACAATCAAAAGTCACGGCAACTAGATTTCATAACGACGGCACATTATTCACGATACTTAAATATTTTAAAATGGATAGTGAATACGTCCTAGGAACTGAAATGTTATTTACTGACCAAAAAAAATCTGAAAATCACCATTATTTAATAAATGGGACGTCAACATATTCTACAGAAAAATATGGCAAAGTCGCATTTATTCGTAACGAATTGAATGAATTTTATACAACATCTAGAAAAAATGCAATATTAAGAGGACTTTATAATGTCGGAGACACTTTAGTATGGGCGGATATGTTGGTAAAACATGCGATATCTACGCCAGCGGAAAATATTCGCGGCAGAACTCTTGATATAACTTTGGCTAATGTATTGGGCGAAGTTTCAGATGAGGTTGAAATAACCAGTGAAAGAATACTAACATCACCCGAACATTTAATAGGCAGAGGCTATTTTGCTTTAGTTGTGTACGCTCTAAGTGATAATGAATGGCCCGGATATTTACCAAATGACGAATCACTTATATTTCCGTGCGAAGCACCAATTGTAGATGTAAATGAAATTAATTTTGATATGGATACATATCTTGATTTTTTGAATAATATCCGTGAAAGTTATTTCCATTCGGGTCCTATAAAAATAAAGGCAGTGGGTAAACGCAAACCTACCCGAAAGAGAAAGGGAAAGAGAAAAAGAGTTTCTAAAAATCGTAAAAAATTGCGATACTAATTTTTGGGACCGAACAACGAATTTTCAATATTGAAAAATATGTAATATCATTTTTATAAATGGAGAAATTTTTGCCAGAAACCTTCGGATTTTAGATTCTTGAAAGAATGGGATAAATCCAACAATTGCTTGGAAGCGTAAAATGTTATTTGGGAAATGTTTCTTTAATTGTTTTACCGGTTATTTTTAGTTTTACGCTTACGTCGCATTTTTTTAACTTTACGGCCATAGGCAACATTTTCTGCTCGTAAATAATCATCTATTATCCGTATAATAGACAGTTTGCGTTCGTCAAACTTAATAGTTTCTCCAGGGGTAGCTATCCCGATTTCCATTTCCGAATTCATATTAGCGTAATTAGATGGCAACTGACGAAACGTATTGCACGTTAAATCATAAATATCTATAGGTACGCTACTAGTTGCCTCTGCGCCATTTATATTTTCAATGATTGTTTTTCCTAAATTTAGTATATCAATAAGTGTTATCTCTGATGCCTCCATACTTACACCACCACTTCGGTATGGTAAAATTGATACCTTTTCGGAATATAACTGTCCAATGCTTGGTGGAAAATCTTTATTTAATTCTCTTTTAGTTTTTCCTATATCACCTCGTGTTGATAAAAGCGTATACTTTTGCGATTTACATCCTTGAGGTGTATTTCTAGTAACAATCATAATAAGTTTTTTTGAATCAACGCTAGTTGTTTTTAAATCAGCTGAATATACATCTGGTTGCTTTACTTGATATTTTTTATTCATCATAGTAGTAACTTTATCGTTTTCATATTTCATGAGTCGTGTTTTTTTATACATGTTAGATTTCATTTTTTAAGGTGAAATTCCGAATCAAATTGTAATGGAAAAAGAAGTTTTCGTGATTTTTTGTACAGTCTTTGAATTCTCTGTGCAGCATCTTTTCTACGCGTTTCTTCTAATTTCTTAAACTCTTGTTCTTGTAATTTATAATTTTTGTGTGTTGTTCTAAATGTATCGCCAAATGTAGCCGCGATATCAATAAGATTATTTGTTGGACATGTTCCACCCGTTTCTTCCATAATATCATTTACCAATTTTTGTGCTTCTGTTACACCGTGAAGTATACTCCTATAAGTAGGGGTTCCGGCGCAAGTTTCACTTGTTGTTAATGATACATTCAAACCGGTTGTATTTATCGTCTGATATTTAAATTCTAAAACTGGTTCCCGATTTATCATATATTTCACATGAGTAGTTTGTGAAGGAATATAACCATGGGGTTTCGGAAATTGATGGTTCTGAATATGTACCATGGATTGATATCGGAGTCGTAAGCGTTCTATGTTTGTCGTATTTTTCACTTTCATTATCTCGAAAAAAACACATAATACTTGCGTGACAAGTACAAATAAATGAAATTTTTACTATTTCGTCCAATTCAGAAACTTTGCTTACTATACGCGAATCTCGTTTTCTTGCAATTTCAGTTAATAAACTTTCATCTATTGCTGAACTAGGTAAATAACCCGGTAATATAAAACCTTCTGGGATTTCGCCTTTTGGGTTGGATGATTTACTGCTCATTAATTATAGTAAATGTTTTAATTTTATTTAAATTTTCAGATTTATTTAAATTTTCAGATGGAATCTGTTGAAAAATCTGTTCTATAATTCTTCATACTTATTTCAATACCTTTATTTCAATACCTTTAACCATATTGTAATGGAATACATTTCGATATCTCTTGATGGTATATTCTCGTAATCCTTTTCGTCTCGCAATAATCCGATAATGTCTTCTCTTGTTGCCCGCTTATCCTCTGGAATGAAGTCGTATGTATGCATCACAAAACCAAGTATGTTACCGTCTAACTCTAGACAAGGAGGTCCGTTGCAATGTTCTTTCGTTTTCTCGTAAAGATCATTTACATACTCGGAAACTTTTTCAATTGTATCAAATTTGAGTTTGAAACAATTCAAATCATTCTGCTCTTTTGGGTAACAGTTTGAATATCCATGCTCAATATTTAATATAAACTTCATTGTATAATATACCGTCGTATATAATTTTTAATTCAATTTTTTAAGTTTCTAAGATTCCGCAATGAAGGTTTTAATTTTGATTTATAACATTATCAATAACCCTCAAACATTCTTCCTTGTTTTCGTTTACATATTCCAATTCTTCACAAATATATTTTTGAACAAATGATAAATATTTGTCTTGTAATTCTTTTAGATTCATTATAAAGGTGGCGGTAATAAGTTTTGAAATATTCGGATCACTTAGTAAAACGCCATGACAAATATCATTCAAATATACTTTTTTTAATTTTGCGATATCATCTCTCAAAACAACGTATTCATATTCGTCTTCCAGTTCCATAATATTCGTTTATACATTTTTCCTAAAGTATAAACGAATTTGACAGCATATTAGGTTTCTATTTAGAGTAAAGTTAGAAAGTAAAAAGTTAAAACTGCATACATTAAAATATTAAAAAACTTAAAGTGATTTAGATGCTAAATTAACATATTATATTGGCGGCATTGATTATCCAGCAGAAGAATTTAATGAATTTTTATTTTGTTCGGCGCTATTTAATGAATTTAAAGTCAGAATTACTTTTATAAGAAAACCTACAAATGATAATAAATTTAAAATTGATTTAAATGTTTTTGTTGAATAAATAAGTAAAATGAGCAAATACACATTATCTGTTTTGGAAAAGTTTTGCATCGATAACAATGTTATATTGTTAAAGAACTATACAAATGAGAAAATGGGATGTGAAGTAATCATTGAATGTAAATGTTTTAAAGATGGATGCCGGAATAAAATTCAAAAAAGTTTTAGGTATCTGTTAAAAAATGGGAATTTATGTCGTAATTGCGGAAATAAAAATAGAAAACAAACAACCTTCCAAACTTTTACAGATTGTGTCAAAAACAATAGAGTTCGACAAGGAATTTGGCACAATAAAGAAAATCATAAATTATATGCTGAATGGTTAGGAAAAACGCTTGGGTATAGAACTATGGAAGATTGGTATAAAATAACATCTAATATAATTAACGAAAATTATGGAAGTGGTTTAATCAAATATTATCAAGGTTCTTCGATACTATTTTTAAAATCTGTGTTTCCAGAAAAAGAATGGTTGGAATGGAAATTTGCTCAAACGAGTCAAGGATTCTGGCATAATAAAGAAAATCGTAAATTATATGCAATTTGGTTAGGAGAAACTATTGGATACAAAAATATGGATTATTGGTATCAAGTAACAGTTGATATAATTAGTAATAATTATGGAGCAGGACTATTGTATAAATATTATGAAGGATCTCCATTTCTTTTTATAAAATCTATTTTTCCAGAAAAAGAATGGTTGGGTTGGAAATTTGCAGCTGCTCCTTATAATTTTTGGAATTTAGAAACAGAAAAGCAATATGCAATTTGGTTAGGAGAAACTCTTGGATATAACTGCATGGAGGATTGGTATGGCATTTCACGCAAGTTGATTATTGATAATTTTGGAGGAGGTTATGTATTGCAAAAGTATAATGGTTCGCCAGCACTATTTGTAACATCCGTCTTTCCAGAAGAAGAATGGTTAGAATGGAAATTTAATCAAACGAGACACGGATTTTGGTATGATAAAGAAAATCATAAATTATATGCTGAATGGTTAGGAGAAACACTTGAATATAAAAATATGGAGGATTGGTATAAAATAAGTGTAATAATAATTAAACAACATTATGGGACTACTATGCTGTTTAATTATTACAAAGGATCGCCATTTTTGTTTCTGAAAACTATATTTCCTGGTCATAATTGGATAAAAAGTAAATTCCCTAAAAAATATTCCATTGGACAAATTGAATGGTTGGAATATATTAAAATAACAACTCCCGGCATTCGTCATATTTTGAATTGTAATGATGGTGAGTTTAATATACCAAGATCTAAATATTCTGCTGATGGTTATAGTTTGGAGCTGAATTGTATTTATGAATATAATGGAGATTTTTGGCACGGAAATCCAAAAATTTATAATGAAACCGATATAAATCCAATAGCAAAAAAATCATATGGTGAATTGTATGCTAACACTATTAAAAAACAAAAATTTTGCGAAAAGCAGGGGTTTAAATATAAGTCTGTCTGGGAGAGCGAATGGTTAAAAGGAAAGAATGCTGTTATAAAAATTCAAAAAAGGTATAGAAATCATTTCTTATGACTCGTATCTGCGAATAAAAACGTAAATTCAAAAGGTTTAACTATCACTATCACTTTCACTATTTATAACGATGTTTTCTTCCTTTTTATTTTTCATTTGACAATGACGATAATGATGAGGAAGCGATTTTTTGACAACTACTCCACAAAGAGGACATGTTTGTTTATTTTTATTCATGGAAGAAGCAAACTTGTCTTTTATGTAATTGTCCAAACAAGGCATTTTAATTTCATTAATTTCGTTTGTTATTTTTTCTGTAAAATCTTTTACAATTCTCATTAAACTTGTTCTTTTTGCAGAAATAACGATATATTCTTTATTGATTGTTTCCAAAATATCCTTGCCAATACTATAATCACTGATATCTCCAATTTCGTCCAACTTTGCTTTAAATTGTTCTACAAATTTAATAGCTAATTTAATTATTTCTGGATCAAACTTTACCTCATGAACATATAACAATACGTTGTTTCCATTAAGTTGAAGCTCAAAATGTTTTTTATTGCATACTCCACTATTTTGAGCCAACATAATTCCACAACAATCTTGTATTTCACAATCACGAATAAATTTATCGACTTCTATCTTTGGGACATTTTTACTCGTATGGTCCTTATTTTCAATCAAAATTTTTGGAGATTCTTCGTTCATAAAAAGAATATCGCCGGTTTCTTTTTGTTCATTTCCAACATGTTCTATACTCGCTTGTGGAAAAAGTTTAACGAGTGTTTTTGTTAAAATATTCTCGGATATTCTTCCTTTGGAAGAACCATTCTCAAACTTTTTCAATATTTCACAAACATTTGTATTTAGCGAAGCGGAACATGTTTGATTTGCAAGAGTAGTATCCTTTACATCGCGCAACTTTTCTTCGATGTTTTTTTCATTTGTTTTCATTAGTGTTTGGATATTTGAAACATATTCTTCCATTGTTTTTTTATCCATTTGCGTATTTGATAATTTTTCAATTTCGGATTGAACATTTAATTTGAATAAATGAAGAGTTTGAGAAAGTTCTTGAGAGAGATTTATTTGATGTTTTGGAAGAATATCTGAAAAAAGAAGAGAAGTTTTGTCTAAAAGTGACGACGAAATATCTTTTAAAAGTGGTGTTATACTTTCAGAATTATTGGATGATAAAATGAGACGCATATCTTCCATGTATCCTTTTCTATAATCAGAAAGTTGTGTGATAACAGTCTTTGACATGTCAATTGTTGATACTTTAAATGTGTTATCAATCATGTCCATTTTTTGTGTCAAGGAAGAAAGTTTTTCGTTCATCGAAGAAATAACATTATGACTTATTGCATCATTAGTGTCTACAACACCCTTTAACATTCGCACGATACTTCTATTTATCTCTTCGTGGTCTAGCTTATAAGTAGTGTAAAATTCTACAACCGTTTTGTCAGTAATCGTGAGCGACATTATACCATAATATATGCAGTTTCTTTATATTGTTTTACTTTATAACTTTTTATAAAAAGTTACTTTATAAGATTTTTTACTTTATAACTTTTTATAAAAAGTTACTTTATAAAAAAAGTTAAAAAATAAAAATTTATAAA